GATACCATATCCGTAGAGATAGGAACATAGATCTTGACGCTTTGTTTAGATCTGTTCCCGGCGGTGCGGTTGAAATGGATGATCCAGATTCTGATGTTAGAGTAATAGAAACGAGAGATGTTACTGGTTCTGCTTATGCTGAGCAAGACAGAATCAATATGGATTTTGATGAGTTGCAAGGCAACTTCTCTACATCTACCGTTCAAGGAGCTAGGGCATTAAATGAAACTGTAGGAGGAATGAATCTTCTCGCTGGAAGCAGCAGTCAGGTTGCTGAATATACATTAAGAACTTTTGCTGATACTTGGGTTCAAAATGTTTTAAAGCAGTTACTTCGCCTTGAACAATATTATGAAACAGATCCTGTAATTTTAGCTGTTGCCGGTCAAGAAGCTCAGCAAAAGAAGTTCTCTTTTAATGTTGATGAAATGATGGATGAATTATTAAGGCAAGATGTTTTATTGAAGGTCAATGTAGGAATTAATGCTACTGACCCAATAAAGAAGGTGCAGAATTTATTGTTTGGTGTACAAACATTAGCTGCATTCCCCGGTGTTCCTGAAAGTTTAAATCTACCTGAATTAGCAAAAGAGGTTTTTGGACAACTAGGTTATAAAGATGGAACACGGTTTATATCTCTAGATGCCGAAGCCGATCCACAAACCCAACAATTGCAGCAGCAATTAGAAGAGATGCAGCGGTTATTAGAAACTGATCAAATAAAGACTCAAGGAAAGATGCAAATACAACAGGTTAAGAATCAGGGGGCTACAAATGTTGCTCAGATTCGATCTCAGTCTGATATAGAAAAGGAATTAATACAGCAAGATACTGATATTCGTGAAGCGGAGATTCGTCATCAAGATGCTGTGACGCGAAGAGGTGAATTACTCTTGCAAAGAGATGCCTTATTTAACCAAATGTCTGATAAGGAGATAGACAGGGAATTAGAAATAAGAGCGGAGGGCAAAGCAGGAACAGTGAGTAGAGACAAATATAACAAAATCCCGTTTGCGGTTGGTTAATGGAATATTATAACCCGGCTGAGACTGGTATCGATGAATTTGTAAAAAGGATTCGTATTGGATCAAGAACAAAAGAATTTGTAAGAACTCCAACTGGAGAGGCTGTTATGCAAAGAGCCTTATTCGATTATCGAACAGGTATAGATGATTTGCAAGAAATGGCGCTTCAGGGGTGGGTAGGTTCTTCAGAAGAGGAACTTAAACAGTACCGTAAAATTTCTCTTAATCTAGCTACACCGCTAAAAGTCCTTCAGTGGTTGAATGGAGTTATTTCTGATGGCGAAAATGCGGAAGCGATGATTAAGCATAGAGATGCTATGGAATAATTAGGAGGTTTAGTATGGCTACCCTAGAGGATGCTATCAGAACAGGACTAGAAGATGTTGAAGTGATTGAAGAAGTAGTAGAGGAAGAAAAATCATTATCCGAATCTGAAGAAGATGTTGAATTGTCTACTCGTGAAAAAGCGATGGATGAAATCTTTTCAAGGAGAGAGAAGCAGCTTGAAGAAGAAATCGGAGAAGATTTTGATGAAGGTGTCTCTTCTGAAGAAGTTAAAGTAATTGAAGAAGTAGCAGTTTCTAATGATTCGCCTATCTGGAAAGACGGTGATGATTGGATGACAACTGTAAAGGTTGATGGGGAGGAAGTTGATGTTGCATTTGATTCATTAAAATCCTCTCTTCAAAAAGATAAAGCGTCTCAAAAACGTTTTGAAGAAGCGGCGGAGTATGGTCGTCAAATTCAGGCAAGAGAGGAGCATTTAAATGCTTACATTGCTAAAATGCGACAATCTCCTTCTCCGCAACAATCGCCGCCACCCAATGACGCGGCTCCAGAAAGATCTGAAGATAGATCTGAATTAGCAAAAAAATATCATCAAGCTTTATATGATGACAATGCGGAGGAAGCCGCAGAGTTGCTTGTGAAATTAACGAATAGTGGGCGTACTCATAGTGCCACCCCTAATGTAGATCAAGCAGTGCAACAAGCCTTAAATAGGCACATGGCGCAACAGAAAGTTCAAGAAGAGAGAAAGCAACAATGGGCTTATCATAAATCAATGGAAGATTCTGTTCATTGGTTTAATGATCAATACCCGGATATTGCTAATAATTCTGAATTTAGAGCAATCGCTGATAATAAAACTATAGAACTTCAACGTGAAAATCCAAGTTGGAGTCCGCAGGATATTATCAGAGAAGCTGCTGACCAAACGCGCGAATGGGTAGAGAGAACTTTACCTAAACCAAAAGAAGATATTAGGGTAAGACGTAAGAAGAATATTACTTCCCAACCTAAATCAGCTAGTGCATCTGCTCAAATTGGAGATAGTGAACCAGACCCGGCAACGGTGGCGGAAATTATCGAAGAGATGCGTCAGTCACGGCTTAAACATCTTCAATAACAAACTAGAGGAGAAGTAAAAATGGCAGGACAAGTATGGTCCGTCAACGCCTCCGGTGGATATATGTATGCACTGAACCTCAGCCGACAACTGAGAATGGCTGTACAGCCTATCGTTAAGTTTCGGCAGTTCTGTGATGTCAAGGATGCAGCCCATCAGGGTTTGCACCGTGGCGATACATTCCATTGGAACGTTTTTAGTGATGTAGCCACTGCGGGTAGTACCCTAGTGGAAACCAATACCATTCCAGAAACTTCTTTCACGATCACTCAAGGGTCAATGACGATCACTGAGGCAGGTAACTCTGTCCCATGGACCGGCAAGTTGGATGACCTATCTGAGCAGCCCGTGGCTGAAATTATCAGGAAGGTATTAAAAACTGATGCTAAGAAAGCATTTGACACCCTAGCCGCAAATCAGTTTGATCTTGCTCCGGTTCGTGTTGCGTCAGCAACCGCAACTGATGCAGTGGTCACGACTGAGAACGGTTCGACTGTTACAACTAATAATGTAGCATTCGGCAAAGGTCATGTCAAAGCGATTGTAGATGTCATGAAAGAGCGCAATATTCCAGCCTACACTGGCGACGACTATTACGCGATTGGTTGGCCTACATCTTTCCGAACATTGAAAAATGATCTAGAAAGTATCAAGCAATATATCGACCAAGGTTTTCGCATGATTATGAACGGAGAAATCGGTCGTTACGACGGTGTTCGTTTTATCGAGCAAACCTATCGTGCAAAAGGTGGTGGTGCTAGTGGTATGGGCACTCCTGCTGGAGCATGGACAAATGCCAAGTCTGATTGGATTGTCTTTTTTGGGGAAGATACTGTTGCTGAAGCTGTTGCTGTTCCAGAAGAGATTCGAGGGAAGATCCCCGGAGATTTCGGAAGGGACCGTGGCATTGCATGGTATTATCTTGGAGGCTTTGGCATTGTTCACCCACTCGCAGCCGGTGCGGCCCAGTCACGAATAGTGATGTGGGATTCGGCAGCTTAAAGGAGAATATTATGAGTTATAGTCAAGCTAACATGATGCAGTATCTGGATGCTACTGATACAGACTTTGGTGCAGGAACTGGAACTGCTTGGAGCTTTAAAGGCCCAAGTGGTAAACAGGGAAACCTGAAAAATATCGGTATTTACGTTAAAGAAACCTTTGATTGTGATGTTACTACAGGAAAAGTTTTAGTTGGTACAGCGGCTAATCCTGATGCTTACGGGCTATTGGAGATAGTTGATGGAACCTTGAATACCGACACCTTTAACAATGTAGATGATACAAACTGTGTTATCTCGCAAGCTATTGCAGCCGATGCTCAGGTCGAAGTTACTTTCGTTCAGTGTGCTGACTCTGTGGCTCCTGCTGGTAAAGGCAGGGCGTATGTCGAAGTAGACTGGTATTAAGGAGGTCAATTATGGCTAAAGATACAGCAAGTGGTAAAATCCCAGCAAATGGTTTGTCTTCAAAGGAAGATGTAGCAAAAGAGACGCTTGCGTCTTTGGCGCTTGCTTCTCATGGGCCGAATCAGTTGCCGATGGGAGTTGTACACAAGAAAATTTCAACGGATCGTGGGTCGTTTGATTTTCGTTAATATTGTGTTTTAATAGGAGAAGAAGATATAGAGCTGTGTGATTCTGTCGGAGAGACTACCCCCTCCTTATGAGTTTCACACGGTTCTACCTTCACAACTTGGAGGGCGGGTGTTGAGCTACGACTCACCCCGTTCTTCATTTCCTTTTATAGGAGTTTTATAAATGCGAAGTTCAAGAATTAATGTTGTAACCGCCTATCTTGATGGGCGATCCGCCACAGTAAGCGGGAAAGACGCATACGGGCATGACACTCCTGCTGGTCGGGGGTTTTACACTATGTCTGATATGTCAGATGAGCGTTCCAAAGAATTTATGAAAGATCAAAAAAGTTCTGTAAATATGGCTCGTGTTGACGGAGAGATGATTGGTTCTTGGAACCTTGATTTTTAACTTTTTATGAGTAATTTTCTTGAGTTGTGCAAAGACATGGCTAGAGATGTGGGCATCCCCGGAAGTGGCCCTTCTAGTGTAGTATCAGCCACTTTATCTGAAGAAGAAAATTCTATTGTTCGTTATATTAAAAAAGCAGATATTGACATTCAAAGTCGATGGTTTGATTGGGACTTTCTTTGGGCTGAAGCGAACATATCCACTATTATTGGAACTTCAACTCTAACGAGTAGCAACACAGGGTTTCCTACCTCTTTGGGTAATTGGAAGACAGACTCTTTAGTTTGGCAAAAAACTACAGATGATTATTTGATTTTGGATTATATGTTCTGGAACGAGTATAGAGATACATACAAATATGGATCCATTCTTTCTAATAGCCCGGAAGTTTACGCGATAAAGCCTGATAACAATTTAGATGTATACCCCACTCCTGATGCAGTAAAAACAATTTCTGCTGAATACTGGAAGTCTCCTACTGAAATGTCAGTAGATGGATCTCATTCTGCTATACCTGATAGATTCAGAAAAATCATTATTGCTAGGGCAAAAATCTATTATGCGGAAAATGAAGATGCTCAAGAAATTCTAGAAGGAGCTTTGACTGAGTTTGAGGACTTGTTAGATAAGCTTGAAGCGGATCAATTACCAAGACAAAAGAATAGAAGATTCTCTCAAGCTCAAGACTTATATAATTTTACGGTAGTTACCGAATGAGCAAGTTAAGGGTACGAAGCATCCCAACAGAAAAAAGGAGATCTACTTACTTTCCTTTTGAGGGCGGCTTAAACATGGTCGATCCTTCCTTGGCTTTGAAGCCGGGGGAGCTAGTTGCTGCTGATAATTTTGAAATTGATATTCGTGGTAGATATAGACGCATTGATGGGTATGAGCGGTTTGATGGGAGAGAGCTTCCATCAGCAGTTGCTTATTACAAAATGCCTTTTATTACTGGTGCCGCCAAAGCAAAAATGTTTAGTAGCGCTTTTGGGACAGCGTTTAGATTTAGCATTCCTTCTATTGGCGACATCATAAAAGGCGAAACTAGTGGAGCGTTGGGATCTATTTTGACAGTAGTTATTGAAGACATAACAGGTAGTGCTTCCGCTGGATCATTCGCTGCTGGGGACGCGGAAGGAAATATTTATTTTACAGTAACTAGCGGTACATTTCAGGATGGTGAAACACTATTCTTTCTTCATAAAGATAGCGCATTCGGTGCATCTTTTTTCGTGGGGTTCAAATAATGGCAACAGAAGCACTAAGGAAAACAAGAACGGTTTTAACTGGGACAAGTTTTACGGATAATACTACAGGCGCAATTACTGCTGAAATGGTTCGTCAATATGTAGAATCAGCAATGGGAGCTTACGGCTGCATTAATAATGCTGCTGGAGATGGTGTTCCTGCTAATCAAGCAGTAACAACAGGAACAACTGTAACTTTAGATTGGTCTCTTGGCGCGTTAGGATCTAATGTTAAAGATGATACGGGAACTGTCGGGGCTGTGACGGTTGGAACAGAAGCAGATTTTGTAAATGATCAAATAAGAATTTACGACAAAGGAATCTTTGTTGTTAATTTAGCATTGTCATTAAAACAAGAAGCTGCTGCTGTTAATATCATTTGGACTTCAATGATCTCAACTGATAACACCGGTGGAGCAACAACTGATTTACCAGCAATTAAAGCGGTTCAGTATTTAGGCAATGCAGATGATGCTGGGAATTTTGCAGTTAATGGAATCATTGATACAACAGCACATACAACCTATACAGATGTATACGCTAGAATCAAACATGATAATGCTCTCTCTCAAAATTTTAAACTACATTTCGGTCAACTAACAGTTTATCGGGTGGGTTAAATGGGCCTATACGCTACTTCAGTTACTTTTGGAGCGCCGGTAAAACCTGTTGCTGCTACCGATGCTGAGGTAAGGGCTAGGATAGAAGACCAAAGAGCGCTCATAGATGTTGTTCCCGGTGAAGGAAGTGTTTTAGGTGTTTGGGTTTTTGGGGCGACGACATACGCTTTTAGAAATAAAGCAGGGGGTGCTGCTGCTGGGATGTATAAATCATCCTCCTCTGGTTGGGTAGAAGTTGATCTTGGTCAAGTTTTAGACTTTGATGGAACAACCATAAATGGCGAACCCGTTCCCGGTAATCTAGGAAGCCCCACCACCATTAGAGGTGGAACAAGCGGTGCGGAAGGTTCTCTAATGGGGATATCTTATTATGGCCTTTGGGAGACTGGCGGAACCGGAGGCATGGTTTTAACAGATGTTACCGGAACCTTTCAAGATGATGAAGATTTGCAGATGCCTCTTTTGGCTTTTGGTTCTGGCGCAATTGAGATTGTAGAGGGAGATGTTATTATTGGAGCTGCATCAGGAAAGACTGCAAATGTTACTAGCGTTACTTTAACTGGAGGATCATGGGATGGGACTGCTAGTGGATCAATCTCTGTTAAAGATAATACAGGAATTTGGAATTCTGGTGAAAACATCCAAGTAGGTGGCATCACTAGAGCAACAGTAAGCGGAGCCTCACAACCTTCTAATATTAAAATAGCTGTTGCTAAAGGGATTTTATATAATCAATCTATAAATCCCGGTGGCACTTATGAGTTTGTAACTTATAATTTTAGAGGAGAGTCCTCTGGAATTTCCATGTACGGGGTTAATGCTGTTGACAAAGGGTTTGCTTTTGATGGAACAACTTTTGTAAAAAACTTTACTGGTCAAGAAGTTGACCAACCCCAGCACGTTCATGCTCACCAAAAACATTTATTTTACTCCTATGCGAATGGTTCAATTCAGAACTCTAGTATTATAGCTCCGAATAAATGGTCTACAATAACTGGAGCGGCTGAGCTGTCTATCGGCGATGTAGTTAGCGGGTTCTCTACTGAAGTTAATAATGTAATGTCAGTCTTTACAAGAAATGATGCATATATGTTATATGGAACATCTGCTGCTGACTGGTCTTTGAGAAGGTTTCATGCTGGTGCTGGCGCGATTCCGTACACAATACAAAAGATGGATCAGACATTTTTCTTAGATGATCGCGGGCTAACATCCATTTTTACTGTGCAATACTTTGGTGATTTCCAGTCTGCTGTAGCTTCGGATAAAGTCGATCCTTATATACAGGCAAAGAAAGAAAGCACCGTTACTTCATTAAGGGTTCGGGGAAAGAATCAGTATAGAATTTATTTC